CCGGGAGTTTATCCCGGACGATAATGTTCTGGCCCCGACTACCGTTTACCACGTTGGTCTAATCCAGAATCTTGTCTGTCAAGCCTCCACCCTGTCTCCTCGTGTCGGGATTTATTCCGGCCGTCAGAGAACATCGATTCACTAACCAGTCCACGTTAAAGGATTGGAAGGTGCTCGTGGGAAACTATACTGAGTGAAGATTCTCAGCAGAGAAGCCCAATGGGTAACTCCCTCTCCCCGCCCGTCGCACATGCACCCGGGTGCAAGCCTTGTGGGCTCACACCCCATGACCTTGTAGAGAGGGGCTTCTTTGAAACTAACACCTTTTACTATCTAATAGTGACAATCAACTTAAACTTTAAAAGTCTAAAGGAGATGTCGGGTGCAGTTTTAAATCGGCGGTGGGCCAGAACCACAGAAATGTGGACTATGACCTACTTGCTGATCCTGCTCTGTGGGGTCACGTCACACACTAAGGAGTATAAACTACTCACCACCCGGATGGTCACTCTTTGGAAGAAGTCAGGGAAGAAATTCCTTGTACTTTATCTGAAAGAAACCGTCCGGATGGTAATCGCCTTCCTTAACTATAGTCAGTATACTCTCCCAAAAGGAGGTACACAGGCTAAGAAGGATCGTCGAGGGCTACCTTTGATTATTCCTGGAGTGCTACGCCACCAAATTCGTCTCGGAAGAGATGAAGGAGGATGGTTAAGCATTATCCACATGCGGATTGTCCTGACTGTGCTCTCGTTTTACAGGGTTATTACCTTTTCGGTTAAACCGGATTTGGGGTCCATAACGGACTCCTTCTCTGGGATAACTCCACTATTCTCTTTAGGAGAATTGGGAAGGGTTTTAGCTCTGTTTCCGAAAGTACAGCTCGGTCGTCCTACCTTGTTCATCTCGGAATCCGCGGGGCCCAACGGTCCAAAGGCTACCTGGTTCAGTTTCGTAGATGCAATATCGTTCCTCTACAACCCACAACAGTGGCTTGCATGGACGGTATTTGCATTACGGACTAAACGGGTAGCTCTCTGGGGATGGTTCCTTTGTATCCAATTTGTTAGCCTACCTTTCCTTCCATTGATTGGAGTTCTCATTCGAGGCCGACTAGGGAGCTTAGCAGCTCTCAAAGAAGGCGCAGGGAAAGTCCGAATTGTGGCGATTACCGATTGGTGGACCCAGGTTCTGTTCCGGCCTCTCCATGATGGTCTGTTTGCCATGCTGAAGTTAATTCCTCAGGATGGTACACACGATCAGTGGAAGCCGGTTCAAGATTGGATCATACCACGGATTCGCCTCGGGTCTCCATGCTTCTCGTTTGATCTCTCTTCTGCAACGGATCGACTTCCAGTCGCGGCCCAGAAACAAATCCTTTCCCATTTATTTGGTAAAGTGTTTGCTTGGGCATGGTGCGTTCTGTTAGATCGGGATTGGTGGTTCCAAGGGAAGCCTATCCGCTATGCGGTGGGCCAACCAATGGGAGCTTACTCTTCTTGGGCGATGTTAGCAGTCATGCATCACGTAGTGGTGCAGATGGCAGCAATGCGCTCAGGGTGGGTAGGGTGGTTTCCATACTACGCCGTCGTCGGTGATGACATTGTCATTGCCGATGCCGGTGTAGCGGAACACTACCTTTCGATTATGCGGACTTTCGGAGTCTCCATCTCAACACACAAATCAATTGTGAGTGAGACAGGTCTTCTCGAGTTTGCAAAAAGATGGTTTTCAGGGACTAGAGGTGAATTGTCCGCGCTGGGGCCAGGATTACTCCTGGCTACAGTTCGGAACATTTACTTCATGCCAGTCTTGATTGTACAGATGTTCCAACGCGGTTGGTTAGTCTTTCCAGAACATGTTGAGAGATTCATCGAGTATGCTAGGAAGATCCGAAAGAACATTTCAGATACTACCCTAACTCTGATGATTGCGACTGTCCTTGGTCCAAGTGGTCTCCTGGGAGGTCAATCTGGCCATGTTATCGCTTGCGCGAAGCTATGGTTCACGAGATTAACCGGGAGATCACTGGAATCCTCCTACCCCATCGTCGACTTGGCATCTAGCCTAGCCTTCGCTGGAATGTGGAAGGATAAGGCACGCGCACCCGTGGTGGAACTCAAGTACTTTCTCCTTAATTGGTTTAAGTGGCCTGTTTTCCGCTTCCGAATGCGTGTGGTCGCGGGTACTCTCTCAGTACCCTCGATTTTGATATCGCCAGCATTTTGGGTGTACTTGGGAACACTCCTCCGAGCCGTATGGCTGCGGAATGCTCACCTCGACCAGATCGTAGAGGACTTCCATTCGGGAGCCCTTGCAGATCGGTATGAGGCAGCAACACCAGAGACGTTCAAGTTGGACTTGCCAGAGGCACCTGCTCCGCTTGTTTCCATTAATTGGAAGCAGCGAAGGGTGCTTTCTGACCAATTCGTAATGATGGAGAAACTCCAGAAGAAGATCACCGAGCTTATCGCTCGGGAGGCCGCTCTTCACGTTTCAACTGCATTAGTTGAGTATCGCGAGAGTGGTCCTACTTCTTAGTGGTGATCTCACATATATACTTATGATCAGGGTCTAACAAGCCCTTGAAGCCTCCCGGTGTTCTAGCCTTCACAGGTGAAGAAGAGCAATAAAGGAGAGATCCCTAACCTCTTGAACATCAGTTAATGAGTTCTTAAGATCATAGGTACGACCAAGTGCAGGCGTTAGGAGGATCGAATACCTCCGCCTAGCCTAAAACCAGTGTTTACTGGGGGGTGTGCTAGGTTCCGTCCCGGATAGACTCCGGGACAACCCCG